CTATCGTAATACATCTCGTGGAATGAAGAGAGATGAAGCGATAGGACATGCATTCACCGCGGCTCAGTTATATATCCAAGGCTGTAAGTTTTGCACTGGATTCGTTCCTACCCAAGAATTACCTACACCAGTATGTGGTCATAAAGTAGACCAGTATCCGGGTGTTAGGAATACTCCAAAAGACGACGAAGGATATAAAATCGGATGGAGTAGAGTCCTCGAAACTTGTCAGGAATATGTAGATTTCTGGCGTAATGACCATTGGGTTACACTCGATGTAGAACGAGTAATGGGAGAAGTTCTATACGAGGATGAAGAGATTCGTGTATTGTGGAAGTCTAAGATTGATTGGCTTGTGGACAATAACGAGGGAATTTACTCGACTGACCACAAGACGATGAAACAAAAGCGGAATAATCTGTCATTGAATAATCAGTTCATTGGACAGTGCATTATCACTAAGCAACGCCGAATGTTCATCAATAAGATTGGGTTCCAGAAAACATTGGAGCCTAAAGAGAAGTTCACTCGTCATGCCATGAGTTATAGTGCGGCTAGACTCATTGAATGGCAATCAGAAACTTTACCATACTATGCTAAGTTGTTGTTAATGTATGCCGAGAGTGGACACTTCCCACCGAACTATAATAACTGTGAGACGAAATACGGTAACTGTGGATTTTCAGATGTTTGTGAATCAGACCCCAACATGCGTGAGTCTGAAATCAAGCGTCTATTTGTAGTTGGTCCTGAGTGGAATCCATCTAATGATGACGAATAGGAGAACATCATGGTAATGGAAGTAACTGACGAACAAGTAAAACATATGGCTGCTGCGGCTATCAATGCCTCAAAAGCTGTAGGTATGGGTTGGCTTCATCACGACCCAACTATGAATATTACACCTGATGATATTCATATCGTAGATAATTATCTATCCATTGACTATTTTCAAGGAAGAATGGTCAAGTTCCATGCTCGAAAAACTGAGGATGGAAAGTGGAAGTTTCATCCTGATGACCTTTCACCAGCTTATCAATCATGGTGTTTGAAATATACATCATGGGAAATGTTACTAGAAGCGTCTAAAATTAAATGACAACGAATGAACTGATTAACTTTTTCAATAACACATACGGTATCGATAAGGAATGGCCTCGCACTTATGAGGTAGATGCCGAGACATACTTGAATGTGTGTCAATCTGTTATTGAATGGTCTATTGCTCGCAATCTTAACGTCCTGAGATTAGAGGGACGAATACAGGGATACCATGTTGGTATCAATGTAGGCCCAAACAAGGGCATCTACTTTAAGAATGTGGAGTTAATACTTGTCAAAAAGACCACCGACCAATAGAAATTACTACATCGAAATAAAGATGGAGAGTCGCTGGACTCTAGTTCATACAACAACACGACTATCGAATGCTTATCAATGGATGAAAGATAATCCAGCGAATAGGTATCCATATCGAGTTATCTTGGTAACTCGTAGGATTGTATTTAACGGTGAGCGATGAGCAAAAAGGCCGGACATATTCATAAACTAAAACGCATTAAGCTTGGTAACAAGAGTTACTTAGTTTATAAATGTGTCAGTCCAGGTTGCCCTCATTACTTTGATGTGACACTCGCGGAAGGCCGTATGTGTATCTGTTGGCGTTGTGATGAGCCAATGGTAATTACTAAAGCAACAATGGACCTTGCTAAACCACATTGTGTGGACTGTACTAAACGCAAGAAGGAGATTCCCATTGAGGCGATTGAAGAGTTTATTAACAAGGGTTAGAAACCATCCATCTGTGATGGAATTACTCTTTAAATTGACACCAATGAAACCGAAATATCGTGGACTTAAAGTAAGTAACAGTTGGTTAGTCAAACATCTGGAGTAATAGGTGCCAACATTGGAGACAGTTAATATAGACGCCTTGTTCTCGATGTTCAAAGGTGAACCGGGAACACGGAAGTCTACTGAAGCATTATCTTATCCGGGAGACCAATACTGGATATCCACGGATAGGAAAATGCAAGCTCTAATGCTCCCAATGAAACGTTGGGGAATTAATCCTCGCACTGTGCAATACGATGACTATACTGATTGGGATACACCACGCAAGAAGTTAGAATCGTTACAGGTGAATTGCCCATTCAAAACTATTGTAGTTGATAGTATTACTAGTCTTGCAGATAGCATGACTAACCAAGTTAAGAAATACAAGAAAAAGGATGCCGACAAGGGTAAGATGATTGGTGGCATTCAAGTATCAGGACTAGAGGAATACAATGCTGAAGCCGCCGCATTTGGTGAGCTAATATCCCTTCTGAAAGACATTCATGAATATCACAAAGTTCATATTATCCTCATTGCTCACGTTGTAGGTCAGCGTAAGCAAGATGAGGCTAATAAAATGACTCATCACTCACGCGTAATCATCACAGGTGGTGATAAAATCTCAGGCAAAATCGCCAGCTATATGACTGAAGTTTATCACTTCAATGTGGAACCCAACATTAATGTGGATGCTGAGGGTAAGTATGGTTTGTTCACTAGCCATACTGGTAATGATTACGCAAGGACTTCTCTTCCACTAGAAAGGAATATTACTTTTAACAACGACCCGTTGTATGAGCGTTGGATTAAACCTGCAATAGACAAACTAAAAGCTGAGCAACCTATCCAACGAATCCAACAACCAACATCAGTAACACAACCACAACCATCGTTCAAGGCAAAGTGAGGTAGCATGAGTCCTATTGTCCAATTCAGTGACAGAGACATGAACCGCAGCAAGATTGTTGTGCCTGCGTGGTATCGTGTCAGAATCGAAACAGTGGGTGAATCCCCCGCGAAAGACCAGAGCAAGGGACCATCCACAAACTATCCGGTAGAGGCAACCATTCTTTTCAACGGAGATAATGGAAGCACCGAGTTTGCTAACATTCCGTTGGAATGGAATTTCAATAGCAAGGCTATCGGTTTTGCTATTGGATACCTTCAGTCATTGGGTGTGGACGTAAAGCCCAATCAGCGTTTTGAACTGAAGTCTTCCGAAGGCATGGAAATCGATGTTTTCGTGGAGAACGACGTTTACAACAACCGGACGGTAAACAGGGTCAATCACAAGTATCGTCCGATTCGTCCGGAAGTCACAGCTGCTGCTTAATATTATGATGGTCTGCCTCTCCGTTCGCTTATTGCTTTTAGCAATAGGACTTACAAAGCAGAGTAATTATTAGGTTAACTTAAAAGATAGTAGGAGCCTAATAGCCATCATGTGGTTAACTGTTAGTTAATTGAGGAGAGTGAATTATGGAAGATAGAATGTTTCTTGCAAATGATGACGAAATCGTGGACATGGACAAACAGTCCCAACTCGATGAGTCAACTGTTGTCGAATCAGAAGAATCCGTTGATGAGGAACCGGATTCCGAAATTGACGATGACGACGACGAAGTAGAAGATATTATTACTGAGACTCCCTAAACCAAAACAGCCTCAAGTAATAGGTAGTGGGTATTCCTCACGTAAACCCATTACTGGCTAAAAGTGGTTTAGTGATAGGGGCCACACATGACGTAGCGCATAGTCGCCGTATAATATTGTGTGGCCCCGCTTTAACTGAAAAATTGAGAGGACTAATGATACGTAAGGTCAAGAAGACCAGAACTATTGCCCCGCATTTATTTAGTGGGGAAAGACGAGAAAGAACATTTAATCGTCTACCCTCAGACATCAAAGAAGGACTGATTGGAATCGCGTATGATAAGAATCAGTCTGTGTCATGGGTGCTAGAGCAGATTATCATCGACTATTTTGGATTTAGGACACCAAAATATATCAAAAGGAAAAATAATGAATAGAAAGCATGAAAAACTTCTGATTGCACTTGGATTGGAAACATTACTGAACAACGCGCTTACTGACCATAAGCCTAAAAAGAAGGTCAAAAAAGTTGTTCGTAAAAAGCGTATGTCCAGGAAAGCACGCCATATGATTAGTGTCGCTATGAGAAAGCGATGGGCTAAACAAAAGGCATAACAGAAGTAACTATTTTGAAATATTGGCTAGGAAGTGGCCCGAAAAACTTCCAATCAACAATTCCGTGAATACGAGGTGAATATGCAGACGCCGTTTAAGGAAGCATTGGGTGGAAGTGACCCAATCACTGATTCTGAAGTAGCTGTCGCAGCAGCTACTCCGGAAGAACCGAAGGAAGAAAAGCGCGCTACTGGTAAGATTATCAAGGTTTCTGATGCGGGATGGGGTTTCATCTCGTCAAAAGAAATCAAGTTCACACGAATCTTTTTCCATTGGACTTCACTAAAACAGGATACTCTCCGATTCCCGGATTTGAAAAACGGGATGAAAGTAGAATTTACTCCTGTTGAAGTAGAAGGAAAGGGTTGGCGCGCGATTAAGATTCGTGTAGTCAGCGAGGATATTAAACCAGCAGCTTAAGTTTATTAGTCGGGATGGTCTCGAATATATTGAATAAGAGACTATGAAACCATTGATGTTTCGCCACAGCAATGGACATAACTTGCCCGTCATCCCGGCTAATAATATTGTATTGAGATGACCTTTCTTGAAAAGTATTACCAAGTTAAAACTTGGCATGATAGGGCTGTCATCATGGAAATTTATCATCTCGCCATGATGACAAAAGAGAAGAAATGGACTATCGGAAATACTGCCAAATATTTTCGATGCTCAAACGGACTCGTATCCGAAAATCTCAAACTCGCCCGCGCAATCCACAGCAATCCCACCATCATTAAAGTCGAATCCCGAGATAAAGCGTTAAAGGAGTTAAACTAATGTGGGATATATCTAAAGGTATACTTTCCTATTATTGGTGTAAAAAAAATGTTGGAATAAATGGAGAGGGGTTGGACTTGAGAAATGCCCCAAATGTGGAAATAAATTAACTAATGTAACTAGAGAAGTGGTGTTCCTAAGTCGCAAACATTTCTATGAATTTAAAGAGGCTATGTGATGGCAGTGATGTGGCGTCCGCAAGATATCTCTGTTTATCAAAATTGGGTCAAGGCTATTTTAGATGAAGCCTCGGACTCACTAAACGATTGGGAATCCGACTTTATTGACTCTATTCAGAACAGACTAGACCAGAATCGAAATTTGACTCAGAGTCAAGCTGAGAAATTAGAGTCAATCTATGCCACGAAAACATCCTGATGTTGAGTGTTCAGAGATATCAGATAATGAAACTTGGAACAATTGTCCAGTATGTGGTAAAAACTGGAAATCTGTTCCTCCCATACAAGGAATATTACACCGAACTAGAATTTGCCAATCCTGCTGTGATATTTACTTAGATGAGCAGACTCTTGACTAATTCACAACAAATAGTAGCAGTTCTAACAACAACTGATATAAAAACTACTAGAGCTTGGCTCGGAAATACTAATGGACGACGTGTTGAGAAAGACCAATATTATATTAATGGGATTACTTATCAAATAGTCACTGAGCCCTCGCAATTACTGGATATAGAAATTAAAGCCTATGTAACACTCGGACCTTGGAATAGTAAGATGCAGGAAATGGTTGATGAGGCGAAAACGAGAATCAGATGAACGAACCTAAATATATTCCTGGCTTTGGTCCATTAGGGGCTAAAATCATGATTGTGAAAGAATGCCCGACCGATAAGGATTTGCAAGCTGGTAAATTCCTATTAGGTCGTGAAACTGAAATTTTGCTGAAAGAGGCTGGTATCCATGCTCAGAACTGTTGGATATCAGCCGTCAGCAAATATCAAGTGCCACTTAATATTGGAAAGAAGAAAATTCCTTTCCATGTGAGAGCAAAAAATGCCAATATCGACCCTGACCAGCAAGTCTCAGACTTACAGAATGAAGTTAATTCGATACAACCCAACCTTATCTTGGGATTGGGTAGAACTAGTTTGTGGGCATTCCACGGACGACAAGAAATCGATAAGTTCCGTGGCTCAATACTTATGGGTATGGGACGGAAATTCATACCAACTTATAACCCTGAACATCTTAATTGGGGAGTCCCAAGTCCAGAATTCATAGGATATTGGAATCGTCAGATTATTGCATTTGATTTCCGTCGGGCAGCAAAACAAGCTCAATTTCCTGAAATAAATCGTCCTTCCAGAAACCTCGAAATTTGCCAGAACAGTTATCAGCTAATTCAATTCCTCAATAGATATAAAGATAAGAGACGCATGGCCGTGGACATTGAGGCCGGTGGTTCTTACCTTCCTATCTGTATGGGCTTAGCTTTCACTAAGCATCATGGAATGACAGTTCCTCTCTGGAATGAGGACGGGATATCAACTATCCCCACTGCTGATTTAATTCAGATGTGGTTAATCCTCGCGCAAGTTCTATGGGAGAAGGACATTGTTGGACAAAATTTCAACTACGACCGTGATAAGATTAAACGTCTCGGATTCATCATCCGAAAACTTATCTCGGATGTTATGCTCAAAGCACATGCGATTAATCCAGAACTGCCTAAGGGGCTTGCCTTCAATACATCGATTTACACTGAAGAACCATACTACAAAGATGAGGGCATGTACCGAGGACCATTGCGTGATTTATTCCTTGGATGCGCCCGAGATAGTTGTATTACTATCGAGATAGATGAAGCTATGGACCCTGACTTAGATGAAATTGGTCAGCGTCCATTCTTCGAGAATTTCCTAATGGAATTACCAGACCTATATTGGTCTATTGAACAACAAGGATTTATGGTTAGCGCGTCCGCGAGGGATGAGCTAATGCGTAAGTATATTGAATGGGACGAAAGGTTAAGATATGAGTTATTTCACCTCTGTGAAGCTCCGATTAATGTCAATAGTCCTAAACAAGTGGCACTCCTATTGTTTGAAAACTTTAAACTCCCTCGCAAATCAGGAACAGGAGAAGAAGAGATTACTGAGTTACTTAATAGTCCAACTGCTATTAAAAAACCCGAGCACAGACGTGTATGTGAACTCATATTGGAAGACAGACGGGTTCGGAAATCAATCTCAACATATCTCATGGCGTTACCTGACTATGATGGTAGAATGCGAACAACATACTTTCCGTGTCTTGATACTGGTAGAAGCTCAACAGGACAACAAGATGAGCCTATCAGACCACCAGTAGATGTAATAGATGAAAATGGAAAAAAGAAAGAAAAAGCTTTAGGTATTGCGTTTCAAACCATGACGAAACATGGAGACATTGGTGCAGATATACGTAGTATGTATGTCCCCGATGATTTCCATTATGAGTGGGTTGGACATCATTATAAGCGAATCCTTGAGGATGAGCTTTTTGTTCAAGCAGACTCATCACAAGCTGAGGCCAGAGTAGTATGGTTACTCGCTGATGATGAAGAAGCATTAAGATTGGTGGATGAAATTGATTATCATGCTCTTACTGCTTCTTGGTTTTTCGGGGGTACTGAACGGGATTATTCTAAGAAAGTATTGGGATATGAAAGCCCGATTAGATTTGCTGGAAAAACTTTACGACACGCTGGGCATCTCGGTGCCGGGAAGCGCCGTGCCTCTATTTCTGTTAATACAGATGCACGGAAATACAAGATTCCCATTCAAATTAGCGAACAAGTTGCAGAACAAGCACTTAAAATCTTCCACCAAAAGCAACCTAGAATCCAACAAGTCTTCCAACAGGGAATAGTGGAAGTTCTTAAAAAGACAAGGACATTACATGCCCCAGTCCCTTACGCAATTGCTGCAAGAGTTGGAGGCCGCAGGACATTTTTTGAACGATGGGGAGAAGAATTATTTAGACAGGCTTTTAGTTATATTCCCCAACGTGCAGTATCAGATAATACCAAAGCTGCCGGACTCCGAATTAGAGCAAGAATACCCGATATTAAAATTGTCATGGAATCCCATGATGCTTTACTCTTCTCCATTCCTATTTCGAGAGTTAGAGCTCATGCGACAATTATTAAAGAAGAATTCGAACGACCAATCGATTTTAGTCATTGTTCACTCCCCCGTAGAGAGTTGGTTATACCTTGTGAGGTTGAGACAGGAACCAATTACAAAGATTTCAAGAAGTTCAAAGACTTCCCCATCATAGCGGCACCAAGAGTGACGCTTGAGACTAGGCCAAAAACTATTACTGATAGGTTTTCAGTAATCACACTACCGCCGGATACCAAATTGGATAGAGATATTTATGAGTGGAACGAAAGACGAAAGTTCGAAGTCGATTAAAAGATTTCAACTAACTTTCACTCTACTAACTGCTGATGGTAAATCCATCAATATTTTCGAGAAACTTGAAAGTCATTCAATGATTGAATTACTCTCAAGATTCAATTTACTAGTTGCTCGTGCAATGAATCAATTAATGGAAGAGGCAATAGAGGAAATGAAAAGGGCGTGGAATGATGACATCCCATTCTAGTGCTTTCAATATTAAGCCCCGCAAACTATGGTGCCCAACTTGTAAAACTACTGTTATCAGTACTGTTCCGGCCGGAGCATGTAACAAGTGTGGCGATAAGCTAATCACAGTTATCAGGGATGAACTGGTTACAGGACTTAACAAATCAACACGATGAATTGGAGAGTCCTAAGAGTTTCTGGTATTGGGGAGCAATAGCCGCGATTAGCGCAGTAGTTAAGGACCAAATATGGCTTAACAGACAAATTTACAATCTGTATCCCAACATCTACGTCATGCTACACGCGGAGTCGGGTCTGAAAAAGGGTCCGCCTATTAGCATGGCAAGACAATTGGTTAAGCCGGTTAATAACACGCGCATCATCGGTGGTCGGTCTTCGATACAAGGAATTTTAAAGGATTTAGGAACTGCATATACACAACCCGGTGGAAAGGTTCAAGGTAAGTCGGTTGCGTTTATTTGTAGTTCTGAGCTTTCATCTTCTATTGTAGAAGATAAAGTTGCTACTAAGATTTTGACTGACCTATATGATAGACAGTATAATATAGGGGAGTGGCGAAGCCTGCTCAAAATGGAAACATTTGAGTTAAAAGACCCAACCATAACTATGTTTACTGCAACTAATGAGGCGATGAGTGAGGATTTCTTTACTCGAAGTGCAATACAGGGAGGCTACTTTGCTAGAACATTTATCGTCTACGAAAAAGAGAACAAGACTGATAATAGCCTTCTATATCCTCTTCGACGCCCTATTAATTATAATTCTTCTGCTGATTATCTCAAAGAATTATCGAAACTTATTGGACCATTTCACCCTCTAGCCGATATTGAGAAAAGTGACGAATATCGATTCAAGAAAGTAATTAGGGGTAGAGATATATGGTTCAATGAAGTTGGAATAGTTTATGAAGATTGGTATGTAAACTTTAAAAATATTATTCGTTCATTAGAACATAAGGATGAAACTGGAACAATGAATCGATTTGGTGACTCAGTTCTAAAAGTTGCCATGTTGGTTAGTCTCGCGCAACAACCTAAACTCGAAATAACTCTTGATGCAATGAATGAGGCTATAGCCGAATGTGAGAAACTATTAGGTAATGTCCGGAAGACTACATTAGGTAAGCAAGGTATTAACCAGGCTGCCACATTGAAAGCAATGATTATTATGGAATTACTTAATCGCGAGAATCATCAAATTGCTCGTATCGTTCTAATGAAGAAGATGTGGTCTCATTATAACGGTGTAGAGGAATTTGACCAAATGATGCTCGCATTCGACCAATCTGGAATGATTAAAACTGAAGTAATGGGAAATCAAGTTATCTACACCATGCCAGAAACCCAAGCAACGGAACTCAAAGAATTTCTGAAGGGAAAAGGACAAAAATGAATAACTACGAAATCACCACTCAGATGGGCACACAACTGGAAAAGACTTTCAAGTATCATGCTCCGAAGGATGACCAGCCTGATAGATATACATTTCTTCGCAATGAAGCGCGAGTCCTCGCGTTTAATATTGTGAAGAACACTCCACCATCGAGAGAGCAGTCACTAGCTATTACTCACTTGGAAGAAGCAATCTTCTACGCGAATGCAGCGATTGCGAGGCATGAATGAGAGGCGTAGTTCGTTCTCTGGTTGCAGATAAAGGGTTTGGTTTCATTAGAGTTCTTGATGGAACTGAATACTTCTTTCACAGAACTTCTTACTTAGGATTCTGGGATGACCTTACTAGAGATGCTCAGAAAGGTCAAGTAGAGGTAGAGTTTGAAGCTACCAAAAGTCCAAAAGGGCCGCGAGCTGAAAACGTCAAGCGGATTAACGAGATTACGGGATAAAGGTAAATTCATCGTAGTCTCTCCTATACCCTGGAAAGATAGGATTAAAGCCTATCATAGAGAGTATAGGAAGAAGGTCTATTGGGCGCGGCGTAAAGCGAGTGTGTGTCCACTATGTAGAGAGCCTAATATTAGTAAGTTTAAATTATGTCTCGACTGTCGGGATAGAGGGGCCGCTACAGCTAAGAAGTATTATGACCAACAAAAAAGACGACGTAATAAAGTTGCCTAATAAAAATGAGAAACTAGGAAGTTGCCCAGACTGCGGAGGCCATATATGGTCTAGCGATGAAAAGTATGGTCTTTACGAATGCATACGATGTCGTGTATGCTATCATCTTGAAGACCTAATTCCCTTTTAGGAGAGTATGAATCAAATCTTCGCACGTAAGGTCACTATTGTGCAGAAGCGAGGTACACTACGATTAGACTATACTCATGTTACAGAATTCAATGTTTACATTGATTCCAAACTAGGCCCAACTCTTAATATTAGAGGCGAAACTGATGATGGATTCTATGGTAGATACATTGCTATCGATAAATATCCTATTAAAGATATCGAACTGACAATTATTGAGTGGTATATTCCTCCAGTATAATGGCTCATGAATTTAGGAAACATGAATATTTATCATTCGCCGATATAGAGCGATGCCCATTTGTATTTGGCACACTCGAATGTGGTGAATGGAATAGACAGAAAGATGCTAGAGATGAAATTACAGCATTAGAGAGATATGCAAAATCTTTAATCTGTGACCATCTAATAGTAAAACTAGAGAGCGAAACTGGAATGTATCAAATGTGTATGGAATGTGGTAGAACCGTATGTATCTATCATGATGGAACAAGAATGGGAGATGTGTGGTAATGATTACATTTGACCCGAATGGTGGAGATTTAGGACGTACAACTATTAAGCAAGTTACTCCTCTTGAATTTCAGTTAATTATTCCACATATTGTTGAAATTTTCAAGGGATTAGCTGCACTAGATTTACCATTACCCTTTAAATACGCATTTGAATTCTATTCAGGAAATAAAGAGGATGCACTACTTGTAATTCATGCAACTAAGCTTCCACCATATGTGAAGTTCTATGAAATTGACGGAAGGAAATTATTTGAAATGCGTGGGGCTGCAGGGGGTATTGCAACTTCATTTATTTGCTATTTAATTACTAGTAAAGAACCATAATGCCAATAATAGGACCTCCACCTGAATACGAAGAACCTCAAAAGGAGGAAATTAAAATTGAATCAGTTAGTTCGGAACGCATGGCGCACTTTGAGCGATTTTTTATGGCAAAACCCAAGATATGTGGGTGTGGTCTCACAAATCATGGATGGAATAAACGCTGCTATTGTGGGAGGGTCTGGGATGAAAATATACGTAGCTAGTAAATTTGAGAACTATCCTGATGTTAGAAGAGTATATGCAGACCTAAGACAATTAGGTCATGAAATTACACTCGATTGGACTGAAATGGGTGGGCCTACTCAAGAGGTAGCAGTAGTAGAATGGAATGCTATTGTTTCCTGTGACTTATTTATTGGACTATTCGATAAACCCTTTATTTTCAAGGGTGCATGGGTAGAATTTGGAATTGCATTAGGACACAAGAAAAATTGTATTCTAGTGGGAGAGGAAATACCACAAAGCTGTGTATTTCATCTTCTCCCAATGGTGAAAGTAGTTCCTTCTATCCAACATCTTTACTTTGAACTAGGTGCTAAGGCTTAGCCATACGCTCATTAAGCATTCTTTCAGAATCTTCAACAAAGGGAATATTTAAATCACTCATATAATTATGGAAGGGGTCTTTAATTCCATTAGGTCCAATTTTCTCTGATGGAAATGCTCCAGTTTGAGGAATAGGATTATCGTAATCAACAGTATACGTGCCACCACTAGTTTTATAGGTGACTTTGCCCTTACGAGGTGGAGCATTTTTAACGGAAGAACCTTGTTCAGCCCATTGAAATGCTCTTTCTTGTGCGTCAGTTAATGGGTGTCCCTGAGTAGCTTCTAATGCTGTTCGGGGGTCTCTCATTGGAGATTTTCCAAGATTAATTGACCTACTAACATCAGGTGCTCCAGATTCTACTACTTCTGGTGTTACTGGTTTTGACTTAGTAAATACATAGTGACCATCTTCAGTCACACTTTCGTATTTAAATCCTTTTTTCATTAGATTATTAATCATTGGAGCACTAGTTTGTTCTTTATCAAGAATTAGTTTACTACCATGCACAATAGGAGATGATTCCGGTGAAGCATTCTGGGGAAGTTGCTTTGGAATCTTACCGGGTGGTAATGATTTCGATTCCATAATATCAGGTTCAGTATTTGGTCCTTTAGGACTATTTGGAATAGGTTCATTAGGATTACCAACCCTACCAAACCTAGTTTTAGCTGGACCAACTTCACCAGCATTAGAATGTCTAAATACTCCTTCAGTAAAAGCCTCACCCCTGTCATTAACCCCACCACCAGGAACAACATTACCTTCTACTTCAGGAACATTTTTAAAGACAGTAGAACTCATTGGATTTCGCTTAGTTGAACCTAGAGCACTATTAGCGAAATCCTCAACAGCTTGAGGAACTACCCACGGTTGAATTCTACGTGGAAGCTTACTCAAATAGGCTTTAGTTGCCATTTTAGCTGTATCAATTGGATGCATAGCAGCTTCGGCAATTCCAGGAGTAATAGCAGCAATTCCAGTCTCTAATCCAATATTCTTTGCTTTATCCATTGGACTGGAATTCTCCAATCCTAACATTTGGGTAGTAATATCTCTAAGTCCTCGCCCGACACCTGCACCTAATGCTCCACCTGCAATAGTGCCAGTTCCGAAAGTCTCAGGAGTGGCTAAAGCTCCACCACCCATAGCACCAATTGCAGGAACAGTATCTAATGCTGCCCTACTAAAAGCAGCAGCAGTAGGATGACCCTTCCAGAATTCGGGGTCTACAATTGACTGTGAACGACGCTGTAATCTGCTCTGTTCTTTAGCGGCAGCAGCATCGCCAGCCATAGGATTTTCGATTTGAGAACGTAGCTCAGGTCTACGCTCGAAAATTTTATTCATTAACTGAATATCAGGAACGTCTTCCAATTCCGGAACTTCAGCTCTGATTTTCGCGAGGAAATCTTTCTGTGACATTAATTTATCAGGCATTACTGTTTCCTCGGAAAGAGCTTATCTAGCACAGCATCTACTTTATCATTAGTTGGAGCAATTGGACCTTTTGCGTAGTCTTTAAGTTTTGATTCAACGGCATTTAGACGACCATTGAACATAGATAGTGAACCTTCTGCTGAGAGAAGATTCTTTAGATAATTAATCATCTGAATAGAACCACCACCCCTAGCACCACCATGCACTCTACCAACGCCTGATGCCATTAAACCAAGCGCGGTGGTAAATTCACCGACTAATGCGTCATTATTAAGCTGTGGGTCACTAGTAAGGTCATTAGCTAACTTTTCAAAATTCTGAGCCACCTCATCAGGACTTCCAGTAGTACCAACTTTAGCAGCTAGTTCTCGAACTCGACTCATAACTGGACCAAACATACCTGCTTTATCCAATTGTTGAGCCATATTACGTAATTGAGGAACACTAGGAAGCATCATCCTAGCGCCTTCCATCATAGTCTTAGTCTGATTAGTAATTTGGTCAGCTTTAGTGCCTGGTGCTGTTTTACCAGGTAATGAAGTATTCTGACCTTGAAATTTAACTGGTCTAACTTCACCAGTTACTTTATGAACTTGAACAGCAATAGATTGACCCGGATTATTGGGGTCAGCAATATTAACAGGGTCTGACCATGCTCTTTCCTCGACCCTCTTATTTAGATTCTTATCTTTCTCACCTTCAACTTGTAATTGTCCTTCAGTTCGTTTACCAATTGCTTCAATTTGTTTTTTACCTTGTAGATTAATTTTCTCTTCATCAGTTAGTTTACCAGTTTCCATTCCACTATCATAAATAGTTCCATCGGGCCTTGTTACCATAACAGTAGGTCCACGGAAATCGAATTTAGCACCATTATTCTTAGCTTCATATAACGCGGTCCTTTTGACCGCGTTGAGAGCCTTATCAGTTTCGGCTCTATTCTTCAATTCATTAGATACAGTCTGAGTTGCAATCTGACGTTCAGTTTGATTATTATAACGCTCAATATTTGCAGCAGTTTCGATGGGCTTAACTTTATTCATCCAGTTAGCTACATCTTCACGGAACTTATTCTTACCAGTTATTTCATCTTGTGCAAACTGCCCTGCACCATAATCAGGAGCACCACCCCAATTACCCTGTCCTCGCGTTAGACCGGCAACTGTAGCTAATCCTCCTGCAATTCTACCTAGAATTTCACGTCCCCTACTAGGTTCGGCCATTGTAGGATAACTTTCAATCATTTTAGATAGTCTATCACCCATCACATTAGATGGATGGAACAGTTCCCGCATTCTAGCAGCAGGGTCATAAGTATCAGGACCGGCAGCAGGTCTTGAACTAATAGTAGGAGTATCAGGAGTATCAGAAGCGTCAGGAGGAGCCTGAAATTGTGGTGGAATGGTTCCGGTATCAGCCGTACCCATATTACCACCAAAAATATTCTGAAGCCTAAGCATTTGTAGGAGGTCCATTATGCAAAGTCTCCAGCAGCACCACCATAACTACCACTGGAATCGCCACCTCCACCAAATCCCCCCATGAATGGAGCGGCAAATAGTGAAGCACCACCAGTAAATGGCGCTAATGCATATGGAGCAACAGCACCAGCTACACCTAGTGCAGTTTGCCACCACGGCTTACTACCAGACTGCTGATTTAGTGAACCACGCTGGGCATTAAGTAGTCCAAGATTATAATTCTGTTCTTGACCTTGAGCATTAAGTGCTTGATTACCAAATAGAGCAGCTTGTGCAGGAGTAGTTCCATATAGACTGGACATACCTTGTAGAGCGCCCAATCTATTACGGAAAGCATCTTGGCCTGACTGATAACCTATCATCTGGGTTCTCATATCAGCTTCCTGATTAGCAAGTGCAGCTTGTAATTGGCGTCCGGCTTCCGATGAAGCCAAACCACCCATAGTAGAACCAATACCAGTCTCACCAGCAAGACCAGCAAGTTTACCTTGCCGAATTGCATCAGCCAAACCAGCATTAACATTAGTTTCAGCATCTGCAAGCTGTCCGGGTAGTTGTCGCTGCATTTTACTTGCAGCAGCAATATAGTTAGCAGCACCACCGCCTAGTGTATTAGCACGGCTTAAATCCTGCTGTGCATTAGCATACGCAGCACGAATAGGACTTGTGCCACGCGCTCGAAGTTCCTGAATATCAGTAGGTGAGTAACCACCTGTAGAAGCAAATTCCTGATATCCCGGTAGTGCTCCCTTTAATGTGCCATAAGCTTCATTAAGTTCACCGGGACGCGAGGCACCTACACTTTGAAAAGTAAAGTTTCTTGCGCTAGGTGCGCTACCATACAAATCAGTATAGCCACCCATGATATTGCTATAGGCAGGGTCATTTAATGCATTACCATAGGCAGTAGTAGCGCCAGTCTGAATGGGACTAGGCCCAGTCGGGTATAGTGAACCTGCTTTATTGTAGATATCAGTCTGACGACCTGATTCTCGGTTTCCACTACCCATCTTATATGTCCAAAACTAAAGCTGCACCTTTGATTGAGGTAAATCCTCGCATTCTGAGATGACGTTCGTAATGGTAGTTCTGGACAAATGCGTGCAAGTGTTTTTGGTCAAACCTTTTACAAATGTATTTAGAAACGTTGAGTGCCTCTACTAATGCTCGACCCACAGTAGTTCGGGGAGCATCAATATCTGTTACGATAATAGCTTCAGCCATTGCTCTTACACCACCACCAATAATAATTCGGTCATTATCATCAGTTATAGTAAAGGCACACATGAAGCCATTAAGAAAGTCAGGAAAAGAGAATTGGTCCTCGAAGAATTGCTCATGCAATTCCTTCAAGTGAACCACATCTTCAGGTCTCAGTTCTCTTGTTTTCATCCTTTTTCTCTAGAAATAATTTAAGGCCATTAAGTGCTAGAATTGCACCCTGACAGAAATTAGCTTCAGCCAGAGCCTTATCACGTTGATTTTCGAGACCTAGAATTCGATTATCAAGTTCTTCAAGTGTAATTTCCATTTTATCCTACGAAATTGCTGTTATGAGTCCATTCTTTACAGTAATTGAAACTACAGCAGCCGGTCCAAAAGCTGCAACACCAGCAGTTCCCTGAGCTGAGAATTTGGCGTCTACAGTTCCATA